TATTCAGAAGTACAAAGACGAATATCTGAAAGACCCGAAGTGTGAAATCTCGACGGAAGATCTAGACCTAATCCTGGCTAGATTTATGGTATATGTTTCAAAGTACCAAAATGATCTAGCGCCCGTGGTTCACAATGGCAAGAAGGTAGTTGAGTTAGGTTTTTCCTATCCACTTGTAGACAATGATCTCTTTCTTTTCGTACTGGAAGGAAGGATTGACCTTGTTATACAGAGTGAAAGACATGCTTGCGTTGTAGATCATAAATCGCAATCCAGATTCTCGAAGTACTCTGCCCGCCGTGTACAATTTCTAAACTACGCGCTTGGAATGGACGTTAATCACATGATGGTTAACATCTTTCCTCTCCAACAAACCTTTCAAGATAAGTTCATGTTCCGCCAGCTATTTTACTATTCCCCTGAAACACTCAAACAGTGGAAAGTAAAGCTCACTCAGATTTTCTACCGTATTGCTAATTCTCTCATCCTCGGCCAAGTTGAAAGAAACGAAGCTGCTTGTGAGGGAAAATATGGTTATCCTTGTGATTTCTGTAAGTTGTGTGATGAACATAATCCACAAGTTTACAGTAATCTCATTAAACTTAAATATAAGGTGAGAGAACCTTGGAGTCCTTGGGAGGAAAACGAATGATTTCTTTAGAACTGCTCAATAAAGTAACTGACGAAGTATCTTTAGATCAATCAGGAGAAAGTGACGAACTATTACCAGTAAAAGTATTAGTACAATCAAAACTTAGTTGTGCGAATATTATATTGGCAAGAGATAAAGGATTATTTGTTAAAGATCCTTCAATCGTTGCATGTCTTCTTGTAATCACTCAAATGAGTTTTATTGTTGGTTATACGGCGAGAAAGGAGGAAGAAAATGCCCGCGCTGAAACACATTCACACGTACCGTCGGAATAAGCGTGTTCCAAACTATTATCAATGCGCGCACCCGGAATGTTCTCATTACATTGATAAAAAGTGGATCGTAGGAAAGCGTTCACTTTGCACTTGTGGGAATGAGTTTATTCTTACAACTTCAAAGCTACGAAACGCTCAACCAAAATGCGACCTCTGTTCAAAGAGTAGAGTAGCAAAGAACTTTCAGAAAGCATCGTCCATTATGGATCTTGTTCTTGAGAATGAGATGATGCAAAAGAAGAAAGAGGATATAAATGAAAGCCAGTCAGTTAACACCGGAGGGTAGGTTTTTTGGAATGTTTGTAGGAAGAAGTAAAAGCGGAAAAACTGTTGCTGCTGCTTCTTTCCCTAAACCTATTCTTCTCATTGATGGAGATCTGCGCGCCGAGGGTCTTCTAGGTGGAAGATCTTTTCTTAAAGGCTTAGATCAAATTGAAATTAAGAGATTCAAGCCTAGCGCTGGATTCATTGAAATAGAAAAAGAATTAGAGCTACTCTCAGCGATGATTCAGACGCGCCAGAATAACTACCGGACTCTCATTCTCGATTCGGTTACTTCTATCAATCGGATGTTTCTAACCGATGCTCATGACATTTTCAAAGGATTAAAAAAAGGTAAACTTCGCCTTTCTGGTCCCGCGGATTATGGTTATGAAGCGGAAGCTTGTTATCAAACATTCGATTGGGTTCGAGAACTTCCCCTCAACGTAATTGTCACCGCGCACATTATCGACGTGTATGGAAAAGTCGATCCTTCCCAAGAATATTCTCCCAGCGTAAAGTTAGGTGAGAGAATATCTCTGCGCGATAAGATCTCAGAGAACATTCAGATTTGGTTCAATGAGGTTTATCGGTTTTCCAAGGAGGAAGATATCCAAGGAAAACTTCGTCACTATGTTCAGTTTCGATCTGAACTTGCAGGTACTTGTATCGAAGAACTTCCTGACGATAAGGTAGATATTACCGGAAAGAATTTCTGGGATACCTTACAGTCTTTCAAAGGAGGAAAAGATGTATAGTCTCTCTTTTAGTTTGAATTGTAAGGTTGAAACAATTTCTGAGGCTGTATTTCTTTTTGAACGCCTCAACGAAAAAGTCAAATATCACTCTGGTATGTATGAAATCAATATAGACCAATCAATTTCTTACATACCAGAACAAGTTCCTGCACCAATTCTCTCTGGTGTGGAAGTAGAAGTAGAAACAGGAGAGTATCTAAATGGACCTGAGGAAATTTGAGTTTACAATCAAATTCCACTTTATCGAACGATCAGATGATCTAACCTCAGAGTTAGACGAACAAGCGTTCAAAGATGCCATTACTGAAGACATCAAAGGCGCTTTACTTGAAGAGTTCTACGGTACAGAATTGAAAGATCTGTCCGTCGAAGTTGTTTCAGAGAAAGTAGAAAAGGAAGAAAAACAAAATGGCAATTCTGAAAATCAGTAAGCAAGATGTTCTTCGTCAACAGACGTTGGAACCGAATTGGTATCCGGCGACTTGCACCAAGATTGAGATGAAAGTCAGCAAAGATAAGAATTCTATCAATGCTGAAACCACTTTCACTCTTGATTGTGATGGCCGCGATGTGAAGACTTACTTTAACAGCAAGGCGATGGGAATGGCAATTCCTTTCATCGAAGCTGTTACGGGTCAGAAGTTGGATGCGGAAGACATTGAATTCGATACCGATAAGTTGATTGGTAAGATAGTTCAGGTCAAGTTGGTTCACGATCAGTTCGAAGGTAGACTCGTGAATAAGATCGAGGATTATCTTCCTATCGGTGCCGATACGACTCCCGCTTTTTAGTTCTCTGCTGGAGAGATAGTTCGGGATCTATTTAAAACCTGGATCGTTTCCGGTTCCGTTCCATAAATCGTGAACCGGATCTTTGGAGAAAAAATGCCTCAAGATAAAATGCAGATGAGTGACGAAGTGGTGGCGTTCACATTACCTGCCGCGCCGCCTCAAACCATCATCAAATGTACTGGTTGTAAGTTAACTATTACCTTTGACGATAAACCCAAAATGGACATTTACTGTCCTATTTGTGGTGGGCTTATTTATGCAATGGGTAAAACAGACAAGATATGCTCTGTCTGTAAAGAATTTGTAGGAAAAGATGCATTATCTTGTTCTTATTGCGGAAAATATCTTGGAGGTGAATAATGAAGTGTCCTAAATGTAATTCGCCAGCAATAGATCTATTCTCACTAAAAGGAATAGCTAGATGCGGGGTCTGTCATTACAAATGGATTCTTACTGCTATAGAGGCAGTAGAACTTACCAATCAAAAACAAGCTGAAATAACGGAGAAAGCAATGAATCAATTATTTCATGAAGAGGGAAAGGTAGTAACCGCTAAACCAGTATTCACCAGCACGATGACTTTCGAGCAGTTTAATAGCTATCAGCAGAATCTGTTCGATCAAGTATATGGAATGAGAGATACTAAAGGCAAAGAGTATGCTCATTCAACGGATCGTTTCGCCAATTTCAACCGCCTGGCTGATA